ATGGTAAGCTATTCAGTAAAACTCATCGGAAACAAGGCGAGACCTCAATCCAACGGCAATGTGTCTCTTTATTTACAGGTTATCATAAATCGAAAACCTAAGCCGATACCACTTAATCTTTCGTGGCCAATAGAATTGGTAGACAACAAAGCTGGGGTAATACATCCCAGATCAAAGCAGGATAAAGATTTTAACGACTTTCAATTGATCATCAATAACGAACGTAATAAGATTGATGAAATTTTTAAATTGTATAGGATCCAGGATAAGCTGCTCACTATGGAACTTTTTTTGGAAGACTGGGCGAATATGGATAGGAGGAAGGATCTTATTGTGTATATGCATGCAAAAATTGAAGAGCGATATAAACAGAAGGAGATAACTAAGCGAACTAGAATGAATCACCGTGGCACAGCCAATAGGCTTAAATTGTTTATAAAAAGTCTACCATTTTATGCTGTGGATCGGAAATTATTAGCTCGATTTGTTGCTTTTCTAACAAGAAAAGGGAACAAAGATTCAACGATATGGGGAAGAATAAAGGATATCAAGACTTACATTCATTTTGGGAAATCTGAAGGAATACAAGTTAATCCTGATTATGAGAATTTTAGCAACTCTCGTCCGGAGTCTAATCCAGTATATCTGGAAGACGAAGAGATCCATGATTTGGTACGGTTATTTAATTCAAAGAATTTGGATCCAATGAGACATGAAGTGCTTAAAGCGTTTTTATTTTCCTGCTTTGCATCAATCCGGTTGTCTGATGTCTTTTTGGCAAATTGGTCGTGGGTCAACTCAAAAAATGAGATGACTTTTATTCCTTGGAAAAACAGAAGGTTTAAAAAGGAAGTTACAATTCCTTTACCAGGGATTGCACTAAGTTTGATCCCTAATGATCGTAGGCGTGGTTTATTTTTCGATCTGCCAACAGAACAGCAGGTGAATAGATCACTAAAGGATATTGCTAATATGATCCACCTTTCCAAAGTATTATCCTTCAAAGTTTCAAGAACAACATTTGGTACGCATTATTACAGAAAAACAAAAGATGTTGTTTCTCTTCAGAAAATAATGGGACATTCAAAAATAGAAACAACAATGATTTATGTCCGGATAAGTGAAAACGACAAACGCACCGGAATGGATAAGATGTCCGATGCGTTTATGAAGGTCTCCTTTGTAAAAAGAATGGTTTCTTAGAATGTGTTTATTTTACTTTATACACGACCGGCATATATAAAACATGCTTTATGCCCTCACTGTTAATGAAATAAATGGCAAATGTGGTGATTCCTAAACTTTTCACTGTTATCAAAGCAGTATGCTCCGTTGGATAACTGATTGTTGCTGATTTAAAAGCAGCATTCGTTCCTTCGAAATTGAAGTTAGCAGCAGTAAGTTTACTTTGTGCCGTAAAATTAACTACAGTAACATCGTAATTGGTAACCTCTTCTCTGGTAGTATTGACAGTGAATTCAAATGGATCAGCCATTTTAATTGGATTGTCGTTAAAGTCATTGTCTTTTTTGCATGCTGTGAAAGCGAAAACGAGGGCGATTAAAATAAATAGAGTGTTTTTCATATAAATAATTTCGTCTAATATAATTAAATTTTTATCCTGTTTGGGAAATTCTAACCTGTTTCACATTGGCATCAAATTCCTCCCATGCCTGGTAGGATAATTTCACTGGTTTTGCCATCTCAGCTTTTTGTAATTCCATCATTTGAGACAGCATATTTTTCATATCATCAAGATCAGATCCTGCAGGTGCTGCACCTGGTGAGGTGGCAGGAGCAGTACTAGTTGAAACAAAACCTCCGTTACCTGCAGAGCGGTAATTTCGTTCAGCACTTCTGATGGCAGTACTGTCAACTGAATAAGATGTCGGAGAATAAAGTTTTTCACTGAGTGGTTTTCCTTTCATCATACTAGCAGTATCCGAGGCCGTATACACATCGGTCCCAGGTTCCAGATCTGCAAGGGTAGCCGACTGAGCAAGCCACCATTTACCATTTTCGTTTACTGCTTCGGGACCTTTCTCACCCACCAGAGCTTTACCACCTTTGAAGTTCCGGACACCCACACCAAACTCAGGTGGTTTTTGAGCAAGTATCACCGCGATCTGAGCAGTAGCAGCTATTCCGGATGCAATGGCCAATGGTATATTTGGAAGCGCTTTAATAACGGCTAAGGCTCCACTGATCACGGCTTGTGCAACAGCAGCTGCTTTATCAGCTTTCCAGGCTTTTAACTTTATAGCCTTGGCTTTCTCATCGTACTTTTTATTGATGGCCTCTTTTTGTTTCTCAGATAGATTTTTCTTGCTCAGCTCATCATTTCGTTCTTTGTCCAGGGCACTGAGTTTTAAATCAGTTTCCCGTTTTCGATTGGCATTGATGATTTGGAAAGTAGCATCCGAGACTTGCTGAGCAGCCTGCAGAGCCAGATCCTTATTTTCTTTTTTTGATTGTGCTTCAGTTTTCGCTATCTCAGCATCTCTTTTGCCATTGATCCTATCTACAGCGTCCTTAAATTCCTGAGTTGCCTGCAGCTCGGTACTAAACTTCTCCCGGAGCGCTGCAATTTCATCATCATACTTTTTATTCAGTTTAGCAAGGCTGGTGTCGTCCTTATTGCCTGTCAAAGTTTTATATTCCTCTTCGATCTGGGCTTTTTCCTTTTCAAGTCGTTCCTTTTCCCTTATCTCGGCATCAGACAAGTCAAGTACTCTGGCAATCTTTAGGTCAGCAAGTTTTTCCTCATTCCCGGCATTATCTTTCTCCAATCCATCGTAAAAGGTATTGATGTTGATCTGCTGCTTATTGTATTCCGTTGCCTGTATTTTAGTGAATGACTGTCTGAGATTTGTGATTTTTTTCTGCAGCTCATCTTCCTGCCTAACTGCCAGATTATCCAGTGCAGTTTTCTTGTCAGCTTTAATCAGTTCAATTTTTTCCTCTGCAGCTTTGATCTGGGCAGCAGTCGCACCCTTCATTTTAATGAATGCCTGTTCCTTTTTAATCAGATCATCATACTTCCTGCCTTCCTGCTCAACCTCTTTTGCATTTTTAGTAAGTTGATCATCCAGTCTGTCAAGCCCTAATTTTGCATATTCTTTATCCAGCTTATTAAATTCAGCCAGGGCTTTTTTCCTTGCGGATTCAGCCTTTTTATCCTCAGTAACTTTTGGTGCTAATGTCGGGATCACAGGGGCTGCCACTACTTTAGGATCCAGTGATTCATCAGGATTCAATCCAAGAGATTTCGCTAGTTTTTGGCGCTCATTTGCAATTTTAGTTGTGGCATTGGTTTGACTCAGGAACTTGTCATCGATAAACTGATAATCGGCAAGTAAGTTTTTCAAGTCATTTTTTGCAAAACGGGATACGCCGGCAATCGCTTTATCACCATTGGCCTGCAACTGAGATAAAAGTGATTTAGCCTGGTCAATTTCATTTTTTCCATACAGCTGTAAGTTTGGCGCCTTATCTTTTATCCTGGCTAAATAATCACGGATAGCACCTTCCGCTTTGAACTGGCTCAACTTTGTTTCTGCACGTTCATTTTCAGATTTTTCGAGCGATTCATTCTGTTTTTGCAAAACAATCCTGTTTAGGTATTGCGCATTGAGATCTTTGAATGCTTTAGTCAGTTGAGCAGTGCCAATTTTATCAGCATCAATATTTTTAAAATAGTCAGGGTATTGCTCCTTTAATTTATTGAGGATCTTCAACCGATCTTCCTGCTTGGTATTGGAAGAATTAAGCTGCATTTCCAGTTTTACAAGCTCAAAACGATCCTTCTCCATTGCCTCTGAAAGTTTAACATCTATAAAACTTTCCTTGAACCAGGACAAAAGTGCACCGTAAGATTTATAAAAGCCGGTGATCATGTTACTTGAACCTTTTCCGATTCCCGTAAATATTTGATCCCAGGTATCATCGATATTTGATCTGATACCAACCAGCGTAGCACTAACGGCTTCCATTGATCCTTTGATACCATCCATCTCTCCAAACTGTAACAGTGCATCCCTGATGGCCTTATCCGAATTCTCAACTTCTTTGGTAATTCCCCTGAAGGAAAGAGATACCACATCGCCATTTTTGTGAGCGATGATACCAAATTCTTTTAGTCGTTCAAATTCACCTGTCTGAGCATCCAGTTGCGCTTCAATATATTGGTCCAGGCTTTTACCCTGCGATGATGCTAAATCGCCCATCTTGATCAGCTCCTTTTGAGTAGGAATAAAGCCCCTGTTCACTAGCTTAATAAACCCTTCGGTCGCCTCATTTAAAGCAAATGGTGTTTTAGCAGCGAACTCTGCCAGCATTTTTAACGAACTCTCTGCTAGATCTGCATTGCCACTGAAAGCAACGGTAAGAACCGCTCTGAACTTTTCTGTTTCCTGAAAGGCATCTCTTATTTTACTGATTGCTTCACCTGCCCAGTCTGCAACTTTCTCAAACATATCAGCGCTTAGAATTCCTGCAGCAATATCTTTCCAGGTTGTCTTAAGATCGTCGCTATCGTCATCAATACCTCTGATCACACGCCTTTGCTCCTCCAATGCAGCGTTGATGGCCTGAAGTTCTTTCAACCTTTCAGCATATCCCTGATCAGTAGGTTTCATATTTCTAACCTCAGCATTCAGTTTGCGCTGCGCATCGGTTAACTCGCGTAGTGAGGTCATTCCCTGCTTGCCATTGATGACCAGGTTAATGACCGATTGTGTATCTGTTCTTTGATTTGCCATTAATAAATTGCGCTAGTATTGCTGATTTCGTTTGCGATTTGATCCATTTGCTCTGACATTGCATGTCCGAGATCTATGCCTAAAATTTCCCTCATTTTATGGATCTGGGACATCTTCGGTTTATTATACCATCTACCCTTTGGACCTTTTATGTAGCTCACCTTCGCACCAAATCGGGTAGCTGCCTTCCTGTTTGCATCATTTTGATTCCTTTCATAGGCTTTTACTCCTTTATGGACCATCATATCGCGATATCGGCCGTATTGCAGGAACTTTAGGGTTACAGCCAATGTATCGGCAGTCTCACCGTATACCTTATCCTCAAATGACTTACTCAGATCTCCGCTTTCACCAATCTTTCTTTTTTCAAGAGTTTCCTGCCATCTTTTAATTGTGATCTTGGCCCACTTTTCGAGTTTTATACGCAGATCCAGCGTTTGTGATAAATTGCTCATATTAAAAAACAACTAATAATGGTCGGTCATCCAGAGGATAAACTACCGGTGAAGTGTAATAATTTCCTTCCTTGGCGAAATAGTAGATTGTGCCATTTACAATGAAATGCTTTGGTACTTTATCATAAACACGGATATTGAAATAGGTAGTAGAGTATCTGTCTCCGGATATCTTGTGAATTATTCCAACTTTACCACCGACACCGGCATTATCGGATGGAGCTGCTGCTGCGATAAGTCCAAACTCTGCTGTTTCTCCTGGTTGAGAGAATGCCTGCAAAGTGAATGCTCCAGCTGGTTGACTTCCATCGGCATAACAGAATTTGTATCGAAGCTTTACTGTCAAACCAGTAGTGTCCGGATCTGTTCCGTTACCAGGTGTATTGCTTGTTACCTTTTCAATAGAAAATGGTGTTTTAAAATCAGTAACAATGGTCAAGCACTCGATTTTAACGGTCACACGTTCTGTGTTGTATCCAGGCAAACTATAGGCATATTTAACATTCATCGCTCTCACATAAGTTCCTTCCTTGGAAATGAAACCGAACTTTGTCGTTGGGGTAAAAGCAGCCAGAACACCAGGAGGTACCTTAGCGGTCAATACTACTTTTTTGCAATCATTCGAAAACCGGTAAAATGTCGCATCATCTTCGCCAAGGTCATAAGCGCTCGCTTGTGGAAAAACCTTTCCTCCGGGTAAAGCTTTCATACCGGTATACTTTAACAACCTGATTGGCCAGTTCACATTTGCACTGGCATCGAATAGATTTGTCAATTGATCCGTAATTGGATAAGAGTAATCTGTATCCTGATATTCCTTTAATGTCCCGATTTCCATCTCAACTGGAGTTTCACCAGATCCGACGATCAAAGTTGAGAGAGGTTTGAAAATTTCTTTGTCTGAACCTTCAGGAGCACTGTCAAGCGCTTGATCATCTGTATCAACCTTCAGGGTTACGGTATACCCTTTTTTCTCACTGGTAGACAATTCGTTTACTTTTTCAACGTAGGCGCTGATATCGTCTACATCCGTGTAGTTAAGCGAGGATACAACGCTTCCTACGTATACTGAATTGTTAGCTAGATTGTAATTAAAATTAAGCTTTAACCTAGCAGATACCTGCTTTAAGAATTCCCCAATGGTCAGCTCTGCAGGCAAATAATTCATCGTCGATAACAGCGGAAGACCTCCCAGGCGTTTTGTAAAAACATAAATTGAGTTAAAATCTTCTGTTGATAATATTTCTCCTTCCAGGGAGAAATCCAGGTATTTGAAGATCAGACTCAAAATATAGGAAAGCTTAAAAAATGGGATCTGCAGTGTAACGTCAATAGGCCGTGTACCACCAGTTACGATCGTAAACTTTTGTGCAGCATGATCCCAGTAATTCATCCAGGGATAAGATATCGCCTGAACCGAATCATCACGCCAATGCATATTTTTTATCGGAAAAAAAGCAAATGGATAATCCCCCGGGTTAACACATGTTTTTTTCATCATCGACTCTGCAGTTTCCCCTGGTGGAATTGCATATGGATCCATCGTAACGATATCACGTAACATAGTGGTCTTCACCTTCGTGGCGACCGTTCCGAAATTCACTTTTAAATCAAAACTGATGGTCTCATCAACAATTTTATAGCGGAATAAACCCTGAAAAAAGGAAGATCCTTTATACAAAACACGCACAGGAAACTCATAAGCATCATTGGATGATTCAATGAGGTGCCCATTATTAATAAAAGCCTTGTTGATCGGTGTCAGTCCTGCCTGAGCACTATAGACCAACTCCTGAAATAGCTCATTTGAGTCGCCGAATAATGGATTATAGACTTCAACCGGAATAACTGTTTCGATATCCGGTTGAAGTGTTAATCCATCCTGGTTGATGATTTCCAACATTGATTATACTGATTTAACTAACCAAAAATGTAATTGCTTGCGTTCACCATAAGTCAGATCCACGCCATCTGTCAGTCGGTTGAACTGATCCAGGCTAAACAGAGCAAGCTGTGTCCTGGTTACTTTGCTTTCTCCGGACATGATCTTTCCTGTGACTTCCATATACTGTGGATGCGTTTGATCAATAACTTCTGTCTCCGGAACATTTAAAGTTTTAAATAGATCCATTGTGAAAGCTTGCTGATCACTTTGCACAGCTTCAAGTTTCTCAAATACAGCATCAACAAGCTTCATGTCCCCATATGTAGGTGTTTTAAAACGTGGCAATAACTGAGATAACATCATCACGATACCAAACTGAATAGCCTGATCGTCAACTTTCGTTTGTTTAGCTTTTGTTTTCATTAGGCTGTGATTTGGGCTTTCGAGGTTAACATTGCTTCCAGCTCAGTCAGAAAATCAAGCTTCGATTCCATGATTGCCGTAATATCTTCTGCAGGCAGTGCAGGATTGCTCGGCATCGTGGAAGTAGCCGGCTGTACATTAAAACCACCCATAGTGCTGGTCGTAATTTCCTTCCCATCTTTGCGAACGATCGCGTGATCACCCTGCAGCGTGATCGCTCCGGTGAGTACATCAATAGTTACAGTTCTTACTGTGTTTTTTTCTAACGTTGCGCCTGAAGCGTCTTTTACTGTGATAATTTCCATAATTAATTTTTCTTTTTTCTTCTAACACCAATACCATAACCAACCAGCAGACTTGCAGCTGCCAAAAACACTAACCATACTAAATCCTGTGTATTCATATATTCTATTTTAATTTGCGCATAAATAAACGTTGCCGGATCTGGCACCTGAAACGTATTGATAAACACCACCACCTATTTGGAAATAGCCTGTTAACGGTATGGTACCAGCCTGATCGCGATAATAGGTTTGACTACCTTTTTGCATAGTCCTGAGCCAAACTCTAATTGAATTTTCCTGATTCTGCCCAGCTGTACATGCACCTTCATAAGTTGTGCCTTCGTACCAGGTAGCCTGTTGCGTATTAGATACCAGGTTATCGTAAGCAGGATCATTAGATGGCCAATTGTTTGGATATCCGGATGACGAGGTCACAAGGCCACGAGCCACGATTTCATTTCGATCTCTGTCAGCAACGTAATTTACCTGATACCAATAAACTCCATCTGAATAATATACTGAAGGTGCATACTGTGCATTACTGATTGGCACTGGATCATCAACGAAAATCCTGCTTCCGACACTAAAAGTCAACGGAAGTGAATCTGTATAGTAATTTTCACGCTCACCATCCACCCAATTGTAAAATGCTGCAGAAGCTGCATTATTTGAAGCTAAAACAACGAGTCTTAATCTTATTTCAATCACATCGGTTTCAATACCAGTGAAAGTTCCTTCAGCATTAACGATAACCCCACGGAACCGGACCAGGTTACCAGCCTGAAACAGATCTGTATGGTTAAACGCTACGGATTCCTCAACGCCTTGTGCTAATGGCCTGATATCAGCAGGCGTACTCCATGCACCATAGTTTATACTAAATTGCCATTTTACCATGTCAGAGGTCACATAGTAGGCAGATTTTGCAGGCACGGATCCGGCAAGCTGCCCAACCCTACTGTTGGTGATCACCGGCATGCCAACAAATCCTAAAGTGTTTAAGCCAGCATCATTGAATAAAACACAATCGCCACCATCGTAAGTCCTTATATTACCTATTCGTGCTGTATTGTGCATCCTATAATTGGCTGAGCCAATTAGGCAATATCCAATTACACCATCGCCATCAGAAAGTGTTATCGAAGTAATCCCGTCCAGATAAAAGCGGGATTTCATAGTAGCTTTGTCACTCTGCAGTATTGCAACCAGAGTAACCAGGTCCGCTGTATTGGCAATATTTCTTGTTGTTACCGATTTTGTTCGGTATGCTGTATTTGGCGCGCTCATTATGCTATCCAGATTGAGCCAGGTACCGGACTTGATGGTCTGGCCGTTGGCATGATTAAATTATTAGTTGCTTTTATAGTATGTGCTTGAAGCTGAGCCACTACATCCAAACCACCTGAATGTAATGCCATTTTTGATAAACCACCATAACTGAATTGTGTATATCCGTTTTGTCTTAGGATAGCAAATCCATCTTCCATCGTGAACCCGACACCATATCCTGCAGACACTCTAATATCATTGGCTGCCAGAAACTGTTTACCACCATATACTCGAACGTATGTTGTATCAGACATATGGATTCCGCCTTGATAGGTTGCATTATACCAACCATTTGCCCCAATGGTTCTGAACCAATCACTTGAATTTACCGAATTAGCCACCCCACTATCATATCCAAAGTTTCCGCGTTGACCTTGTATTGATCCATTAGCCAATAAATTGTTGCCGATAGTAACTAATCCTCCATTTGGATTGATATTTAAAGGATTGCCTGCCGAAGTAGCATAATCATAGCTTTCTAATGTGCCTGCACCCGATGGTTCTTGCTGTATATACAAGCCTTTCCCAGATGGACGACCAACAGGGCGATTTACACCAGTTACCCACATTGTTTGTGGTGTCGCATTTCCCCTGGTTGTTACACTATCCAGTGTTTCGTTTAAGTAGTTTTTTACGGTTGCTAGATTTCCACTGTGAAATATCTCCTGCCATCCATGCCATTTAGATCCAGAACCATTATAATCACCATTTCGATTTCTAAAACCAATTTTATTGTCAGCGTAACTACCATTAATCTGTAGATCATAACCTCCATCAAAACCGCCAACTGATAGTAATGTTCCATTGAATAGCGACCCACTTGAATTGTAGGCAAAGGTAACCACGTTACCGAAGTAGGTATCAGCTGTACCTGCTGCTGATATACTGTTTGCATTCTTTGACACATAATTATTTCCCGTTAACCCTAAGAATGCTTTAACACCTGTTGCACTAATTGAATAGTGATATCCATCGGCTCCTAAATTGCCATAAAGTGAGACAGGTGTACTACCATTAGCCGATTGCGCTGAAACAGCAGATTTAAAAAATGCAGCTTCAATATATCCGCTGGCATCTCTACGTGCAATGGTATTTGCTGTTGGTGTAACTGCAGAAACATATCCGTTCAATAATTCAGAATTATTTGAGTGGCCCACGTTCACAGCAGCTCCATGATTGGAGCTTAATTGCCAGTATGTACCGTCCCAGGTATTTGATATATAGAAATCACTTGGATGTGAAACTGACCATAATTTTGTTTTATCATTATATGCCCCTGAGCCTAATCCTAAAAAAGCTTTCATCGAAGCAGCTGTATATGGCATGATGATGCCGGCACTGTTTATACCTAAGTATGCGCCTCCGCTTGGTGCAACATCATAAATACTACTTAAGTCATTAGCCCTGCCATTCCATAAAGTCGAGTTCGTTGCAGTTCCTTGTATTGCCAGGAAACGTGCATCACTTTGACTCTTGTTATAATACTGAGACAAATCAGTTACTACATTTTGATTTACCCATCTCGTACCATTGTAGACAAGCGCCTGGCCACTTGCTGGACCCGTAAGTGTAACATCCAACAAAGTAGATAAATAAGAAGATCCTCCTCCTGATCCCGGAGTGCCTGCACTGGCTCCTTCTCCGATCCACAATGAACCTGCCACCTTCGCATCAGGAACATTCAACGGAACGGTTAGATAGTTATCGAACCTTCCACCTTTAACATTAAAGGCTGCACTAACCTGCAAGATCGTTTGATTTCTAATAAATCCCTGATCAACCTGAGCCTTTGTGTACGCATCAGAAATGGCATATCCGGCAAGGGAAGTAGGCTTAGCAGTAATTTCACTCCATGCAGGAACATAACTCAAAAGCTTATATAATCCTGCATGATTTCCCCAGGAGTAAGCTGTATCCCAGTTTACATTATGATAACCAGCAGGTCCGCCTGCTGTAAGATTCCATTTATTAATATCAGCCTGGGTAATGGACTTTACCCAGGACGGAACCGTAGGATCCTGTTCAGCTGAGATAACGTTTTGGTTTATCCATTTCTGCCCATTGAATACCAGTGACTGGCCACCTACAGGACTTGTAAGTGTAACGTCCAACAAAGTAGACAAATAAGAAGATCCGCCTCCGGACCCTGGAGTGCCTGCGGTTACTCCTTCACCTATCCATAACGATCCGGGCACCTTCGCTTCCGGAACATTTAACGGTACGGTCAAATAGTTATCGAACCTTCCACCTTTAACATTGAAGGCAGCGCTCACCTGCAGAACCATTTGATTTCTAATAAATCCCTGATCAACCTGAGATTTGGTGTATGCATCAGAAATGGCATATCCAGCAAGGGAAGTAGGCTTAGCAGTAATTTCACTCCATGCAGGAACATAACTCACAGGCTTATATAAGCCGGCATGATTTCCCCAGGTGAAAGCAGTATCCCAGTTTACATTATGGTAACCAACAATAGAGGCTGATCCGGAAAAGAAATTCTGGATATCAAGCTTTGTAAAGTAATTGGATAAATCAACATTCCCTCCGGATCCACCGGCATTCCATTTATCAATGTCAGCTTGTGTAATTGACTTTACCCATGATGGCACTGTGGGATCCCGCTCCGTAATACCCTGTGTAGGATTTCCTACAGGATCGGAGTTAAAAAAAAAATCCCCGAAGCTTACTCCGGATTCCTCATCGTCACCTTCCGTGAAATTATGATCATCGAACTGGTAACTATACTCAAACACCTGGGCAAATAAGTTCTTACCATCTTCAATCTCCGGAACAGTTTTGCTATCAATCCTGATAGGGAGCATGAGTCCCCTGGTGAATCTATACTTGAAAGCAGATAGAAAGAAATCACGATTGGCAATCAGCTCTCTTCTGCTCATCCAACCAGTGGCGACTTTAAATCCTGATTTAAGTGATAAATCATAAGCATAAGAGTTACCTCTTTTGATATCGTAACCTTTCTGCAGTATTACACCGGCTTCTTTCTGATTTAGTTCAAAATCGCTATTTCCTTTACCGTAGCACAAGCGAGTGTCCATAGATCCGAACGATGACCAGGATAAAAAATACCGAACATATTCCTTATACTCATAATTCAAATAATAACTTCTTACCTCAGATTTATCGCCACTATTAGCTCCAAGACCAAACATCCTTACTTCGTACCTGGTGACAATTTTACCAGCCGGTACCTTAGGGGCGATCAGCTGGTCATAGCTCACGTCAAACGCGTATTTGCGTAAGCTCTCAAAGTTTCCAAAGTATTGATTTTTATACTCCGCTGATCCATCTTTATAATGAATCAAAACTTCCAAGCCTCCATTAAAGGTTTCTCTGGAATTGAAATAGTATAAATATTGGGGCTGATTTGTCCTGGTGGTAATAGCATTGTTTCCCTGCTTCAGGAAGCGGTCCGCAGGTGCTGCACCTGGGGCAATTAAGCCCTGTAACGAGCTATTGAATCGTGCAGTATAGGAAAGGCCACCATGCAGTACAGTATAAACCGGTGACTTTTGTACTTTATTCACCTGGATGGTTTGTCCTGATCGTTCGGCATATTCAAAATAATATCTCCTGCAGCTCTTCTTGCACAGGATTGAATTGCCGGCAGGAATATCCGGATAGTTCTCTCTAAGATTTTTCGAGATGTAATCATCCAATTTATCCCCCAGTGATGCAGAGATCATTCCTTTTTCATTCTGCAGTAAGTTTAAATTACTGGAATAGATCAGTTCAAAACCTGAATTGTCGATATTTTCGCAATACAAGTTTAGAGATAGCGTATAGTTTGGCTTCTCCTTTTCAGGGAGTCCAGGCGTTGTATTATAACCGATGATATCAAAGCCAATATTTGCCTTTTTAGCCGTAAGTAAAAGTTTACCGCCCGATATCGTAATATTGAAATCTTGATTTAATTGATAATTGTTCTGGAAGTTAACCAGCTTCTCTTCGAGGGTTCCAGCTGAGGCGTATTGAAAACCTGAATCATCTGGTACAGCAACCGGTGACATGATCACTTGTTTTACGCCATACTTTAAAGTGATCACTGCATTGTAAACCTCAACAGTATTAACAGAAAACACCGCTGCCTGGCTCAGGTAATTCTGGCATGTAAATTTAGCATTGATAAAGTCAGAGCTAAATGCGAACAGAGGAGGTGGTGTTGTAAGTAAAACGCTCATATTATGATATGGTGAATCTTCCGTGTTTGATGTATAATGTTTGGTTTCCTGAAGGTGGATTAACTTCCTTCTGTAATTCTGATGCTATGAACTGAGCATGTTCCATATGTCCCAAATTATTAGGATGGACATCATCACTGTACAATTCCGCAATTACATGCTGTTTGTCAAATGAATTTAGGTCAATCAATGTGAGACCTAATTCAAGGCAAAGTTCTGAGATGGCAGTATTATAGACAATTACTGCATCCTTTACTTCATCCGTCCAACCTAAGTAAGACCCAATGTTTACCAGGTGAATTATATTCGCTGGCCATCCTGAATTAATAAAAAATTTTAAACATCGTTTATAGGTGTCTTTGAAGGTCATAACCGAAGTGGAACTCCCAGGCTTCTGCAGGCAATCATTGACTCCAAGCCGAAACAATAAAAAATCGAATATTGAATCATATTCAATAATTGGATTATATAACTGTTGGGCTATCGTAGGATTGTAAATAACGTTTTCTAAACTATTGGTCGCATTCCATGAGAGAACGCTTTCTTGCACGGTTCTTCCTGATGAAGCATTTGTTAGGATATCAATTCCTAAAATACCGCCTAACAAAGCAGGATATGCTAACTGAGGAGTAGTTGCATTTGATCCCTGAGTGATAGAATCCCCGTGAATTAGTCCTTTACGCGCCATAATTATTTTGTAATTCTTAATCCATAGGCTCCAAAACGGTCACCTACTGCACCTATTTTAAAGCCCAAAGTGGCAACTGCAGAATACGATACATTAGCAATTTCAGTCCATACATCATCCCCTGGATTAGCGTATTCTAAATGAATCAATTCCCCATCAGTACGCGCCTGAACGTGGGCACCTGGTTGAAGTATATTCCCGGTGTTTCTTTCTTCCTGCTCTCCATTGAGTCGGTATCTAACTGATCCCTGATCCTGTATTCTGAAAATTATAATTGAATCATTGCCACCATAGTGAGGATCTACACCTACACCGCAAGAAATCGCAGCAGTTGCACTTTCACCATTATGAGTGTAAGGGAATTTGTAATCTTGACTTATTGCTACGATAGATGCTGGTGTAACTCTTTTTAAAAACGCTGCATTAGCATCTACACCAGTTCGATAAATTGTTCCAGTTTCCAGTTCTACCGCAAATCCAGTGTTATACTGAAAACTAGATTCAATTATAAGCGGTTGTAGCTGTATCACACCGGTACCGTTGAATACTTTACTTTGTACCTCTTCGGCCATTATTTCGTAACCATTTTGAGAAGGGTGCACACCATCTACAGTTGCATAAAACTCAGTTCCATCAGTCACCCATCTACTCTGATCTTCAATGACTAAATTTAAATCGATAAAGGCTTCTAAAGGTGCAGGTGTAGTCTTAATCCATGTATTCACCTCATTTCTGATGGCTTCTCTATTTAAAAACTCCTGACCTGCCAGGTCAATCCAGTTATTACTACTTGACGTTTTAGGGATGAGCGTACTTTGATATACTTTCATGCCTAATCCAGCAAGGTATTGATGAACTATATGAAGTGCTGCTGTTGTTTGTCCTGTCGGATCTCCACCATTTTGAATATCATTGGTCCCTTTCCCACAAAAGCCTAATGTGAATTTTTGAGGAATGAGATATTTTCTTCTTTGCGTACTGTATTGAGGCTGATTAAAATAACCAGCCTGATCGCCTCGGAGTCCAATATTGAAGGATGGTATGTTAGATCTCATACAAGCCAGGTCATAATGTGAACGCGCTGGCTCAGCGCCACCTTCGCCAACTCCAATAGAGTCGGCAACAATTAGAGCCACATCAGTATTCGCTTCTAAAGGAGTAGCATAAACACCTGTTGTGGCAAAAATTGGCCCCAGTACAATTGCACTTGGCGTACTGCCATCCGTGTAATCTTTATTTCTTGGACCTTCACCATAACCTTCACCTAGTTCAGGAACACCAACCCTGTTAACCGGAATAGCTCCTCCAGGTGGGAGAGTTATATAATGCACCAGGGAAATATCTTGTCCGGATAAAACTGTCAAATCAGGAATCAAATCGCATTTGATGATATCTCCTGGCTCAAACACTACATCTCTTAAGCCGTTAAAAAGCAAAGGTGTAATTACCCCATTGTATTCACATGAACCTCTGTAGTTGACAATATTATCCAAAAGAGTATCCTGGGCAATTTCATCTATGATTGCATTTGAATTATTTGAAAACTCAAACTGAAAACCTTTTGATGATACCAGTACCTTTTTTACTTCGAAAAAACTTAAGTTTTCGTAAGCTTCGCCTTGCATTCCGTACTTGTGATTGTTGTAATTGGTAGTTGACACCAGCTGCTGCACAATTCCAGATTCTACGGCTTTAGCAGCTATTTCCGGACTTTGAGCGACATCACTTTCTGGTCGGCTCCCTGAAGCTTTTGTTTTAGCTTTGCGGAACCCTGCTAGATGTGCCAGGTCATCAACCTGAATAGGCGCATAAGGAGCATAATTAATGCCATCAGAAGATATCACAATCTCACTTTCGCCCAGAACATGAGTAGCGATCAGTTTTCGATCGGAAGTAAATTCCCAGATAGGCGGAGCAGGCTGAGGTACGGATCCGGTCAGCCCTAATGCAATTTTTAGATTTTCAATATTCAGCGTCAACCTTTCGATTTGAACCCCGTTTTCGGTAATCACCTCTTTGATGTGATATTGTCCGGAAAAACGAATATCCGGCAATTGATCAGGATCTACCTTTTCATCAATTAAATCTGCTTTTGAAAGCAGCTGCTGATCAGTGATAATTTTTGCTTCATCAACCAAAGACTTTGCAACCCCTTCAAGCTCGCTTGCTTCAATTCCTTTTACGATTGTATTAATCTCTGAAGCTGCAACAAGCCCCCGCGGATCTCCTTTAGGAACATCTTTAGTGGGCAGTTTGGTAGGTATGTTTAAATTTCTCATTTGCAATCTAAGATAAAGTCATTGGTATTTCTGAGGGTAGTGATCCGTCAATGGTGACCGGAACCACCACGGCATCAATGTCACGCCAAGATCCGGATGTTACCGAAAACCCGAAAGGACAGATAAATTTGAAATTGAACGCATATCCATACCATTCCAAGTTCATTGGTCCGATCTTCCGATATGGAATATCTTCAATCCGGAAAAACACCTTTTTTTTTGGATCAGGCAGAATTTTGTTTTTAGATGAATCCAATTTCATCCTTGCCAAAAGACTAAGGACAATTGGCAGGCACATCGCCCTGATCTGCCTGATATTCTTCTTAGGCTGTATTCTTGCAAGGATCAGTATCTCACCTTCAACTTCCTGAGTATAGTTGGCCGAATTGTTATCAGTAAAAGATCCATCATCAGCCACGAGTATCATTACCGGAGTTTGTGCAGCGTTTCGCAGGGCCTCATCAAATTCATCCAGGGTAAATGCATCCTCAATGTAAAAGAATGATTTCTTTTTCTCCTGGTCGTGGTTGATATCCCTGCTCTGGGTGGCAAGGTTCTCAAAGTATTCGATAAACTGATCTTCATTCATTCTTATTTCTTTTTAGCGTTTTCTGCCATCTCATCCCGAACGTGATCAAGGAACAAGTAAAGTCCGGTCCGTTCGGTCTCGACAAAGTTTCCAAACTTGCCACCGGCGATCTCTTTAATTTGTACAATCAGATCTGAAAGCCCTTTTTGACTTTTGTCACTTTTAGGAAAAATGGTCGGGTACCTGGTGATGACGTAATTCCGGCAACCCTCATAATTGAATACTATTGCATCCTTTACTTCAGAAGATAGCTTATTCACCGATTCCGTGCGCGCTGAGACACCCAAATCAGTTAAAGCGATACGAACATCGTTATCGGTACTCGTTTTCCCTTTCGGCCTGTAAAGGGCTGCTATTAGTCGGTTTAAAAGTTCAGGCTCCTGTTTAACCAGGTATGCATTATAAAGCAGCTCAGTGTACCTAAATTCCTTAATTGTGATATTAGAAAACCTGCCTGCAGGACCGTGATACTTTTTAAAATACAATGTTTTTATAACAGGGATTACCCAGTTATTCAGTTTTGGTTTTGGATCAAAAAGGAAAGTGAGCGTATCAAGTAACTGAATTTCCTGCGCTCCATTAAGTTTAAAAAAATCCTTTTGGTTGATGTTATAAAAACAGATTGTAGCAAGCCTGAGCGCATCCTTTTCTTTGATATCCTTCGCACATATTTTCATCCAGGTGATCAGCTGCTCACCGGTAAGCTCATTCCAGGATGAAGGGGCTGAATAATCTTTTTTACCCAGTGTGATCTTATGCATTACCGGTTGAATATCTTTTTGATGATCATCGGAAACAGTTTAGGAATTAATCCGCCAATGAGTCCAGCTGCTGCTGCACCCAGTATGATATATAACCACGGAATCTTCAATGGCTCTCTGACAGTCAAATCTGCTTTGTTCTTGTTTTTTGTGGAACTGGTATCCTTTGATTGCGAGCTGCTCAGCTTAGCTAATTGATCCTTTATAGACTTTTCCCATTCCAATGTCCAGCCAGTACTATTTCGCTGATTATTGTATAAATCTGACACTAAACCTCTCAAATCAAGGAAGGATCGTTTCTGATCCTCAGTCATACCGGTCATGTCCGGCAAAGGCTTACTTTGAAAGTCGTTCAATTTTGCAGATGAAATACCTGGTACTGTTAATTTCCATTTTTCCGAACTCTGCAGGTTTGAATTATCAACTTCAACATTACTTTTTTGTGTCCCGGTATTTACCTCAGACAGCTGACTGGTTTTGTTTTCCGTTTTCTTCTGCAGCAGGCTGCAGCCGGAAAACAATAAGGCACCGGCTCCGATGAATAACATTCTATTTCTCATGTTTCAGGTTTTGAATTTTAGCAGAAGCTGCATCAATGGTAACCGAAGTGGCATCCATTGATTCAGTGCTGCTGATGATGTCTTTTTTGAACTGGTCATCCGCCCTGATCACTGGGCTCTCTGGATGAACGGGATTTGCTCCGGACAAAAAAACAATGATGCCCAGGCAGGCGATGAATCTTTTCATATTATTTTGATTGTGGTTTTTGCTTTTCGATGATGTAATTGGTTGCGCTGTCAAGGTTATTGGAAGAGATGATTACTTTCTCAGCAGCCTGGTTCATTTTTTCCTTTGTAGGCTTGATGTACTCAATCATCTTTTCATATACTGCAGCCTGGCTATCTGCCTTGTCATCTTTAGCACCGATCACCAGGTAGAAAAGAACAACGATAGCAATCCATTGACCGGCCATTATAAAGGTGATCAGACCACCTCGCATTCCTTTAGCCAGACCGAATACGGTCATTTCCTTGTCGTTTGCGTCACTCATTATTTTAATAATCTTGGATAGATGTAACCGTACACATTCAATCCTTTTGGATTAAATGGACGTGTAATAGTTCTTGGTTTTTTGGCAACGACTTCACCTTCGCGGTTACCGGCATCATTGGTATTGCCTTCAATGGTGGTCATGGTATTGGTTTTAAAATTTACAGATACCACCATTCCTTCATGACCGGCTGGCCCGTTACCATGCAGCCAAATCACAATCGCACCGGGTTCAGGAACGGTACCGGTGGCAAATACACCAGCCTTCTTTACGCGGTCAAAAGTTTGCTTTGCGCTTGCATTGAATTGCAGGTTGACAGCATCCAGCAATTCACCAGTGAAGAGTTTTCTGAAAACCATTTTGATGAACGTGGCGCACCAGGGATCCTTAACTCGCCAACCGGCTTTTATCATTTCCTTCTCAAAGGCAGCATCATAAAATCCGCTATTCCCTGGTTTCTCTTTTTGTCCGATATACCAGCTGGCATACGCGATGAAGTTTTCTACTATGGTCATGGTTAAAAAAAATAAGTGTTGCTTTCACCGTCGTTAATTTTAACCTCGTTAGGTACGGTGTATGTGAATTGATGTTTGTTTACAATTAGATATTTGCGGATGCGCTCTACTTCCTGCTCTGCCTTTTGGTAATAGCTACTCATTGCTCTGGCTAGGCTTCGGTCAGTTGCAGCACTTCTATTTTCTACGTTTCCAGAGATACCACCTACGGAATCGCTCAGCTGGAATATACCGGAAGAATCAATGCTGATGGCCATGAAAGGAATGGCATCGTAAATAGTATAGTAGGCAACAGCTTTTTGAACCCTCCGTAAAAGTTCCCGGTGTATCTGGTCCAGTGAATTATTTAGGATTCCCGTGTGTAGCGATTCCTTAATAGTGAATCCTAATAATGGTTCAATGAATGTCGATTCCATTCCAGACTGGTAAACCCTTAATGTTTGGTACAAGCGAGGGTCATTATTGATATTTACTCCTGAGCGCTGGAATTCTGCTGAAGTATTGATCAGTAAAGATCTGTTTTCTAAATGTTCGGATCCTACTTTGTAAATAGGAAAATCATCAATATTCTCTTCTAAGAAAGTAATTGCCATTTCCAGATTAAAGAATCCAGCCTGTACATTTTGCTTTTTCAAAGAAATAATCTTCTTATCGGAAGCAGGAAGCTTCTTATCGCTTTTCGCCACATGTATTCCAAGGTTACTAAACTCTACAGCGCCCTGATCAGCCCAATTGAAAATCATAAAGCCTACTATTGCTTTTTGAAGCAACTGGATTAATCTTGCTTGTTTTGGATTCGTACCGGAATCCCGTAAGTTTTCTAAATCTACAAACTGGCTATGTCCAATTGCAGGTACTATTTTTTGATTGATCGCGTCATCAATGTAGGATTGAAGATTTTCCAGATCCAATTGATTGGATATTGCACTATTGTGCAGTTTAATTTCATCGATACTATTTAGCAGGTTCATTCTTTTTTGGATTAGGAGTTACAGGATTTTTAATTACAGCAGTCGGACCTTCATCTAATGTTCCCAATTCAACTTCCACAACTACGAATCTTAAGTTTTTGACGCGTTCGGTCCAGCCATCATACTTTGCTTTGAAATAAGCAGGTTCTAAAATGATGTTGCGATAGGGAGTTAAAATTGCTGTAGCGATATTCATAGCAATGCGTTTGTCAGATCCGGATCCAGAGTCAGTACCGCGACCAGGTCCATTGCCTACTAATGTCGGATCGACGTTCAGCGCCCTCATCAGATGCTGTGAAGCTTCCTGACTATCTTCAAGATGTTCACCAGATTGGAAACCGCTTTCAATTGGAGTCAATTTAATTGCTGGAAGTTCTTTGCCCTCATTGTCAAACCCTACCTCAGAAAGAATTGTTGCACCTACGCCTTCAATACCTGTCAGCTTCTCACTTATCTCCTTAACTTTTGCTTTTTTGATATCCAGCTGGGCTTCTTTAGTTAAGTTGTCCCAGTCTTTATTGACGCTTTTCCAATAATTAATAGGGATAGATAGTACGTACTTGGCAGAAAGGATCCGCTTCATAAACTTCAACTTCCATTGCGGTATCAACTTTTTAATTTCATACCAGTCTGAATTAATAAAGCTTACCCAGGGAGCCAAAGAATAGTATGCTTTACCTGGTGAATGATAACTAACCGGATAAATAAATCTTTTAAGGCCCTTTTTATTTTTAGTGTTTTCAATCACACTTGAATTGTATGGATCTACAACTGTATAATCTTTCGTGTATTCATCACCTGGCTTTGCCTCTGGCCAGTTAGCAGAAACATATGCTTTAGTTACAGTGCCGGTATTATCCATCTTTGCCAGGCGTGTCCATGCAGCATGATGGCATGAAATTGTGGCTATTGATTGTCCATCTTTAGATTTGATCAGGTCAGGAAAGATATTGTGAAACCAGGTGAAATCGATGCAAGCCTCTCTCCAATATCTTTGGAAGGGGATACTAGCCAGATAGTCATTGATTTCATCATCATCAATTCTTTGTGTATCAAAGTCTTTTTTATCAGGGTTATATACCAGCTGAACAGCGATTACTTCTTTCCCCTGAAGCAGACGGCCTTTCCAGTCCAGCAATGCTCCCAGTTCAGTATCATTTTCTACTTTTTCAATTACCTCCTGAGGAAACTTATTCTCTGGTCCCCAAAATGAAACATCAGAACTTCCGGATTCTTTAGGTCGAGGTGAATCCATAGGCACGGCCGGATCCGGCGTTTCCATGTTGATGATGATATCACTAACAATTGCCATTGAATCGCTTAGGAATTCAACTTTCTTATCAATATTCATAGTATAACTTTATCCTGGTTAAATCTTGTGATGAGCAGCACATGGATTTTTATGATCCGGTCACCCTCAGTGGCTTTTATATTTCGTGTGTAATGGGTGTAATGATTTGGATTGCTCTTTTCTGCTTTACTCTTTGGGCCACCGACCAGCTGGGCACTTGTTAGCGTTATTTTTTCGCCACCAGTATTTAGCTTCTTATTATTGGTCACAAAGGTTATTGAGAAGGGAATAAATTCTCCATTCTCACTTCTTGAATGCATCACGTTAAGCAGATCAGGAATTCTTATCATCTCCATATTCCAAAAATCCGCACATATACGTGTGCGCGAAAGGACAGGCAAACGTTGTACTTTGCATGACGCAATTCATTGCAGTGAAAAAAAAGTTAAAAAGCTATAAATCAATAAGAAAAATCAGATTCGAGATAAAAACGCTGACAGCGTCACGATGAAGACCACGTCACGCACTAACCTTGAGGGAAAGCCTTTGAACCGATTTTGCTGATATATGATTTGGCCTATTTACAACAAAACCGCCTCTAATACTACTTAGAGGCGGTTTATAGGGAAAGTATTGATGTTAACCGATGATCAGGTCGACATCATGGTCATTATAACCATATTCTTCCTTGAATCTACCTATGTATAAGGTTTCAAATGCATCACCTAAGTGAGGTGCATCTTCAGGAGCAACCTTCTTGGATCGCTCAGGTGTCTTATCTTTTTCAAATAGATTGTTGCCTATCTGCCTTACACCAGTAAGCTGCATCGATGTGATCAGCTGTTCAGCATTGTCATGGTTGAACCGTACCGGCTTGAACTTATGAGCTGTCTCCTTGAACACGATCTCCCATAGTCGATACCTTATGCTCTGCTTAGGCTGCTGCCCAATGTGGTGGCCATATACCTTCCAAGCCTTGTGCCCACCATCGGTACTCTTCAGCTGATCGATGATCATCTGGGAGTACGACTTTAACCGGGTTGCATCCTCAGCTGTAGCAGTGTGGTCATAGTAGTAGTGTACTTCCTTGCACGGATGGTATTCATAATACTTCTTGAAGTCATCAACCAGGTCACTCAATACCTTCTTATCCTTACCGAGCACGTACATCGACTTTAGTATCCGGTAATGCTTATCACTATCCTGACCAATTACCAGGGACTTAATAGATGCGTTGTAGTCAAAGGCGATATCGAGTGGCTTATGCTTAATGATATCCCCATCCTTTCTGCAATCCTTTACAACTCCATCAGGAAGATATAAGCCTAAGCTTTCAATGTGATCGTAATTGTATGAATGATAGCAATGATATTGCGTGTCCAGCAGGTGAAAGAATCCCTCTTCTACATAAAGGTTTTTCAGATTGAGAATAGAGGTATCAAAAACATGTTCCTTTAACTCACGTAGCCATTGATGGAACTTTCTCTCTCCAAGTATCTGTATGTTATCTAGTGTAGATGCTTCGGAATACCAGAGCAGGCTTTCGCGGTCTCCTTCTTCATTAATCTCACCAATCTTGATTTCATTGATGGCCAGGTAATAATTACATAATTTCCGATATAGATACTTTCTACGGGGCTCAGTGGTTCTTTTAAGATCATATTCGGCCTTCATTTTATTGTATTCGATCTGCAGGGTGATCACCAGCCCAATTTTGTCAAAATCAACATATTGTGCCTTTTCCAAGATATGCCTTGCTTTTTTCGAGGTCGGCATATCGGTATACATCGTTACCATATGATGTTCCCACATATGCCCGAACAATTCATCATTACCGCGATTTGCCGGTACAACTTCTTCCAAATACTGATCATTGTTCAGGAACTTATTCTCATCATTGACGATAGCATCAAAAGACTTCGCATTTGCCAATCCCTGACGATCCTGGCTAACTAAATAGAAAACATGACCATTATACCAATAGATATAATGCGATGGATCCAGCGCCTTATAAATAGGATCCGATATCTTAAACTTCGTTGGCGGTTTTTCCCGAACCCAATAATGCTTATTCCGGATGTACCCCATTTTTTCCCATGCTTTGAACAATGGAGGTAAGGTCCGGTCAAGCAGCTGCATATAGGTTTGTGCAATGACTCCTGTAGTTCCCCTGGGCATTTGATTCGCACCGTGGGATGATCTGTTCGCAATAGGTTCATCAGTTTTACCTGTAGCACGTCCCCATACTCCATATTCTTCAGGTGCCATGATCAAACGGGAAAGCTTTTGAGGTTTATTTAACCAAATATCCTTAGTTTCCATTTTTCGAGATAAGATCGGTGAACTCAATGTCCTCACTTTCGATGATGATCTGATCAATCTTGCTTCGCTTCCTTTTAGCTAGGATACGTTTTACTGCTTCATCCGGATTATCCACTTTAGGAAAACCAATCTCAGACGGATCCAACACCAGATTAAATGAAGGAATATGAATATTTTCATAGTCGGGTTTATCCTGAGTGTCTTTAAGCAACTCTTTTACCTCTAAAAGTGCTTTGTAATAAACAGCAGCACTTTTATGATCACCATTTGCCCTAGCTTCAAACATGAATTGTTCACCCCATTCGATCATCACACCACGAGCAAAATCTTTATCATCCTTGGTATAGGTAGATAGAAAGAACTTTTTCGCATTGGCAATATCATCGTAAGCTGTTCGATATGAAATCCTGTATTCTTCCACCAGGTAATCAGCAATCTTATTAAAAGTATATGGTGCAGTAACTGATTTCTTTCCCATTTTGACCAGTTTACCGTCGCGCAACAAGTCATTAGCTTTACGCCATCGATCCAGCATCTTTTTCATATCTGCAGGAAGATCCTCGACCTTGTGATCAAGCCAGGCTTTTAAGATGACATCATAATTTGTTTGCGCTTTAATATCCCTGGGCTTAAGCAGCCCTGCTAATGATGGAATTGTATTCATATTTTAACTTTACCTCCTAATTCAATAATTTTTGCGTTGTTATCCAGGATAAGTTTTTCGGTAACTTCTTTATCACGACATCCGGCCTGCAGGCGTTTTCTTGCTTTCCAGTTACTTACCCTGAGCAGCTGAATTTGTGCAGCAGGCGTCCGGACAATATCAATCTTACCTGATGTAGGGAAAGTTTCATGTTCATCGAAATGATCCAGTAACTTGTAGATGTCCTGAATCTTTTGATGTAATGAAAGAATGTTATTAGAGATTAGATGGAGCATGCTCTGCTTGGACTCCAGGTCCAGCTCAATCATATTTCTTTCCAACTGCCGGTATGTAGATTTTAATAATTCCTTTAGGTCAAGGTACCGAGCGAAATCATCCGGATCTTTAGGAATGGATTTAACTTCATATTGTTCGACGCTTCGCTGATCAGAAGGAAGTACTGCAGTTTTATCTGGAATGGCAGGTGCAGCTGGTGCCAAACTTTTAAGTTCGGCATCCAGCTTTTTAATGTTATATGGCGTGGGACCTGATGCGAGTAAGGTTTTAAAAAAGGAATTGCCTCCGTGTTTTAAATAGAGTGTTTTACCAACTTCAAAGTTCTTATCGCTTAGTAGCCACGCATTGATATCCTGCATTGCGCAAGATGTTCAAAACAGCGAAAGAGGGAAAGGACAGGGAAACTGTATCTTGAATATGTCCGGGGGCTATTGGATCCCGAAAAGTGGTAAAAAATCAAGTATCTTTTGTGACTTAATGACGAAACCCAAATTCATTGGTATACTCGATGAAACAAATGCCGTTTGTGCAGTAGGTATATCCACTACATGCAATTCACCTCCAGCATCAAACTGAGGACCTCCCCACAGTACACCTAATAGAAACAATCGGCTAGTGTCATACATGAACTTCCCCTCTTTTGATGTAAAATTACCACTATTGATAACAAACACAGGAGATCCACTAGATCCTGGGTAACATGCGCAATCAATTACAAATTCTTTTTTTCCATTATAGTCTTTCATAAAATGAGTAGCAGTGATACCTTTTCTGACTATAGGCTTGTTGTTTATTTCGTCCGAAAGTCCAATTGGATATCCAATCATATGAATATCTTCAATAGCATCGAAATGACTTATTGTTTCAGCATTCGGAATGCATTCTAATCCTAGTGGTACATAATAAAGTCGTTTACCATTTTTTACTGCTGCTCCGTCAAGTGGCGCGATTGGAATGGCACATAGATCTACATCATGTTCAGGATGCATTACCCAAGGTAGAATTTGTGTTGTGAATTCAATTGGGAAATGTTGGTCATCTATCGGTTGATGGTCCGCACCTGCTAGACAAAAATTGATTCTGAATTTAACCCCTCCTTCTACAACATGTTTGTTCGTAATGATAATGGGTACTATTTGTTCTTTATCAGCTAATACCGCTAAATTTACTATAAAACCAGTTCCGGTACTTTTGTTACCATCTACATCAAAAGTCTCAATCTTTACAGTTGAATAACTTAAAAGTTCTTTTTGGGTTAACATATCTTTTTTCATGCAATATAAAAAAAGTCCCTGAACACTCAGGGACTTTCTAACCAATCTAAAAATGATCCTATTTCACTGCTTTTTTAGTTTTAAATGTCTGATTTATTGCTTTAATATAATTAGATCCTGATTTTACTAACCTAAGCGCATCTTCTGCAGAAATTGTCCTGAGATCGAACTTTCCAATCTTGGAATGATAAATCGGAACTGTGGTATTTACAATTTTGAATTTACCATCCAAAGCAGGACTCGGTGTAAAAGTCAGATCCATTACCCTGCAACGCCCACCGGTGGGACATCTCCTTCGTATGAGTAAACAGGAGCAGTAGCATATGACTGCAATGTCACCTTACTTCCAACCTCTCCTGTTGGACCTATACCGGATCCACCAGCGATATCAGTAATGGTTGCTGAAATTAATTCAGATCCTATTTGCCAGAAAGTTCCTGAACCATCAATTTTACCAATCAACAAGATATATCTGTAGTTTTTCACAGCTGCAAGTGTACCAAGTGATTTAACTGAGTTTTCGGGGATAAAGAGCTCAACACCTTGTTCGAAGATCTTTGAAAGCTTTTCACCGGCAAGCTTCCAGGTGATACCAGATTTATCATATAAGGTAGCCACAGGAATGGGTGCCTTACCTACTATCATCAGGTGATTTCCAGAGATCGTAACAAGAGATCCGGATGTTAGTGCTGCTGTTGCTTTAGCCATTGTTTTGATCCACGATATCGGAATCAAAAAGGCTTGCTCAGCTACACCTGATATGTTATCATTACCGTCGCCGAAGCTCAGGCCCATGTCTGTGATGTTATCGTATTGTCCTGCCATCTTATTAATCCTCCAAGATTGTTAAGGCACCAGAACCTATTTTCAATAGTTCCTCGAGTACCAGGTTATTTTTAGCTAATTCAGCTGCAGTAAACTCATCACCTTTGTAATGAACACCGTGATTTATTTTCACTTTTTTGCCCGAAACTGAAACTTCCAAACTCACAGGTAGTCTTTCGGCAGTTTCATTATACTTTGCCAGGGCATCAGCTGCGATTTCCTGCGCTTCCTGTAGTTCTTGTTGAAGCTGGATGATGACATCATCTTTCTGATCAACTAAACTTTCCAGTTTGACGATCTGCAGATTCACCTTTTGATCAGGTGTCAATGCTGCCAAAGCTTTGATATGCTCAATAGCATTATCAAGCACAATATTCATTTTTTCCTTATTCGTCCCTGCTGCCTTTTGAGCCAGCAGATCCTGAATGATTTCTTCTAAATTCATTGTAAAATATTAATAGTACGGCTTCCCGTACTATATTTTAAAATCGATTAATTATGCCTGATCGTTAACTCTAAGTGCCTTAAGATCTCTAAACTGGAATCCCAATGCAAACAGGATTCTGTATTTGATGATTTCCAACTCAACATCAGTGATGATTTTGTCCTGGTCACCGATACCATCCACACCAACCAGAGCATTCTCATAAGGGGTGGCAATCAATCTTCCTGATGTACCCATCCAGTCACAAGGTTTGATCGTTACAACTCCTGCAGTATCTTCGATGATTGTCCGATTCATATCGTCCTTATCTGCATACTTGCCGTAACGCTCACGGTAATCTTTGTTATACTTTCTTGCTGAATCAATTGATGCCTTAACCTCAAAACCATTTTTTACAAAATCAGATGGCATTGCAGATACCATGCTTTCAAATGCAGCGACTGCATTTGTGTTGGTTATAGCTCCTGTTGCAACAGGAACAATGCCTGATCCTGCAACTGCTGTTTCAGCTGCAATAGCTTTACTAATCAGTGTACCAATACCATCAAAACTTTTCAGCAATGTTGATTCGTCACCTTTTACTGCGAGATATGAACCACGCTGTATTTCAGAAGCAACCTGCAGCATGATAGCCTCATTTACAAATTGCGCAAAAGGGATATCGCCTGGATTTACACCAGGCTTCATTTTAGCAGCCATCCAAGTCGGACGATATTTTAAAGGATTAATTTTAATATCCCTTTTTAATAAAGTCGTGCTTAAGTCCTGACCGCTGTAGGAAAGATCGTCATCAGATGAATCGAAATCTTCACGATACCCACGAACACCATCTTTAACGGTCAATTTTGTTAGCCTTAATGTATTTTTAATACCTGGCAACATCATCAGATCAGTTAGGATAGTCAGTTTTGACTGTAAAGTTTTAAATAATGCCATTTCATGTGCACCAGCATAAGCGCCTAATGCAGATGTATCAGGAGTGGCCATGAATAACGATCCAACTTCTTTAGGAAATGAACCTGCTATCATCAAGCCGGAGCCTGCAATCAATCCAACCATTGGAGATGCACATAAAACGCCCACAACGTATCCCATTAGGATACATAAAAGAGGGCCTGAAAATAATTTAATGAATTTTGATTTCATTTGAGTGTGTGTGTTGTTTTTAAATTATAGGATGATTATTTGAATCTTGCATTGAACTCGCGGTCGAACGAAGTTTCGTAGCTGTTAACCACTGGTTTTTTTCCTGTGGAATCAAGTGCATCAGTAATTGGAACTGTTAGTTCTTCAGCCGGCTTGCCTAATTCCTTTTTTTGTTGATCTACCACCTTTTGCAGTTCGGTGATTTTAGCCAGGTTAGAAACTTTTTCTTTTTCCAGATCTTCGGCTTTTTTTTCAAGATCAGGAACCTTTGCAGCCTCTGTTATTGTTTCTTCCAAGTCTTTATCAGACACAAGGGTAACGCCTGTTACACCCTCAGCTTCCAACTCGGCGTTGGCATCTTTAAGGTGATCAGCTGTTCTTTCTGCTACAGGTACCTTACCCAGAGCGGAGATTTTTTTGAAGTTGTTAAAATTAAGAATTGACATATCTGTATTTTGGGATTTACTTTTGGGATTGTAAAAGGCAGCGATTTGATCCATCGGTGCAGTTCTTACATTGTCAGGAATGTCCTGAGCTTCATAGTCTTCAATAGTTACCAATCCTAATGCTTCAGCTTCTTTTGCTGTTAACCAGTGATCTTTGCCATCTAAATAGGTGATTTTTACTTCCTCAGATGTAATAGACAGACCTTCTGCAATATATTCAGCGAGAACATCATCATGTTTTTCTAACATGTCTGCTGACTCTCTCATTTCCGAAGCATTACCCCAACATCCAGTTGATGCACTGTGAAACATCGTTAGGGTACCTTTAGCAGAATGTCTATTTCCGTCTTTTCCACTTGCAAGCAATACAGCCATGGCGCTGAGACATACACCATCATTATAGAAGTGAATATCTTTCTTGGATGCCTGGCTAATACTGATCATTGCCAGTACTTCGTGCACATCACCACCTGGTCCATTTAAATGAACGTCGATTCTATCTACATCATTGACAGCAGATAATTGCCTTTGGAAGTTTTTTGCAGTGATAGGGCTGTCGTAATACCAAGAATCACCGATTGTCCCATAAAGGAATATTTGTGCAGATTTCTTGGCTTCGTTTCTGATCAGCCGGAAGGGAAGTTTATTCATAGTAAAGTTTTAGGTGCTTTTCTATTTTTTCAAATATTTAAGAACCCAAAACTCACTATTAAAAGATGTCTCCGAAAGGACAGGCAATTACGCTTTTAGCGCTGGAAAATTCTGCTCAACTTTGAACTGAAATTCTTTTCCGTTTTCACCAGTATAGGTTTTTGAGGTTTCCCCTGATGAGGTCAAGGTGACCGGGAGCACTGGGGATCCGATGATGTAAACCCGACCGTTCATGTCAGTAATCCTGATCACAGATCTCTGTCCCAAATACGTTCGCATGATCAGGTCAACTTCATCCCTTTGATTTGCAAGGAAGATAGATCCAGTGTACGTATATAAAGGCCCATTTTCTGTATTTTCAGTTGTTTCCCTTAGTTCTCCGGACTGTTCCTTAAATGGGACACTCATCCATGATCCACCAGGGGAAAAGGTCAGAGGATTAAATCCGGATAACGAATAGTGATTGGTGATTTCAAATTTAGCGATGCTGCCAATATTATCACCTTGGTAATGTTCCATATAAATTAGTAATTGAGTGTAAGTTGAGGTTCAAGGCGCTTTTCTACCGTTCCGCGTTTTTGCAGGCGCTCCCTATTTCGGTAATACCATCGTTTAAGATTATCGAAAGGAAGTTCATCTTCCGTAATCCCATATATATCACGGAAGCGGACAATATCAAAATCTACTTTGCCATCTATTGAACCAGGATGATTGCACCAGCGGTACATCTCTTCCCGTATCATATCATCCAGGCTGTCATTGAATTCAAGGATCTTCTCCTGAGTAAGATACAAACCCCGGGATTTTTGGTACTTGTCACCTATAAAAATTGGGTATCCGACAAATTCCACATCGTCGATCAACTTAGCTGATGGCCTGATCGTCGATGGATCGGACTTTGGATGTTTTTCCAGCATATTGAGCAATAAAAAGGAAACCATACCTCTATCAGAGATACATAATTCTTTTCCATACTGGATAGTGAGATAACGTTTGATGTAGGGCCGTAAAGGCAATAGAATTCTAGCGCTCATTAATTTAGATTAAGGACGCAGTTTTAATAAGAAGGTTTTCTGATTGGCAGCGTAAAAATAAAGAAATTCCGAGCAATATTCATCAATAATGTGTGAAGATCTGTGCAATTAGAAAACAGTTGTAATTTTTTACCAGGCTAAACCTCAGAAAATTCGTTAACTTCTTAACCGGTGGTCTATCTCCTGATATCCAACATTTTAATTATTAACCGAACTCATCATTTTTTGTTAACCAGTCAATTCGATTTTATTAACCGGTATAATGGTTAATAACTTTTATTAACTTCTTTATTTGGTTAATAAAATAGAATTATTTCTTTAACCATTAAACGGCCTGTTTCTCAGTCTGTTTAAGTCTGTAATTTATATTGGTTAAGAAGTTAATAAAATATCTAAACCCAAATTATTAAGGGTTGAAAGGGAAAGGCATCCCCGGCCAAGGCCGGGATTTATTAGGTGTTCAGTTCGTACCTCACTTCACGAGTTTTTATCAGTACAGATACCCTTTATTAATTCCGGATGAGGGAAGACCAAGAGCCTGACAATCGCCTGTATATTTTGTGAGAGTCCTATGTTCAGAATATCTAATTCTAAGGCGTACAAAAAAGGCCTTGCATTTCTACACGGCCTATTTGATGTAATACTTAATCTACGATATAAGTAAGCGCCTGGCTTCCCTTACCAGAGGTACAGGCCATTGCCTAAATGCCTGCTACTACCATATGTCGAGTGTCCCCGCTCCACACACCATTCGCACCCAGGTCGCTTACTTTACTGATGAGGTACACTAAAATAGTAAATATTCAAATAAAATTTGCCTCCCGAGGTATTATCCCGTACAAAATTATTACCTTCTTTGGTGCTTAAATATGAGCACAACGAGTAACAGATATAAACGGAACGACAGAATGATAACGATCGTTGGGGAAAATATTCGTAAATACCGAAAGCTAAAAGGCTTAAGTCAAGAGAAGCTCGCACATCTTTGCGATATAGAAACTCGTATGATCAGTCAGTACGAGAATGGTAAGGTTGACACAAATATTACAATGCTGTGTCTAATTGCTGAGCACCTGGGGATTAAACCTGGACAGCTTTTCGAAGAACCGCATAAATAAGAAGCATTTATTGATATCTACATCATACCTTATTTTTTACACTTATTGCGTGATTATAACTATGCATAAGCACAGAAAGCCTTTTTTTTAATTCCTCCTGAAGAGTTCCAGACTTCTGTTGCTCATAAGATTCTGCACAATGAAATACAGCCACTGCTGCCCACTTTGGATTATTCTTCGTGCCATAAAAGGAGATGTATGCATCACTGGAATCTGCATCTTTACAAGAAACCTGATCAAAAAAGGCTAAAAGGCATTTTTCTATTTCTTCCTTAAGGGCGTGGTACTTCTCTGCAGAAATAATTAGGGGATCGTTAAGAATGTAAGCGATTTTCATGCACAATTTTACTAATAAATTTAGTACTATTGCAAGTGTATTTTAATAAAAAAGATTATGGAGCCATTTAACATCACGTATCAAAATAATTTAATCACAGTTAAGCCTATAGATGATAAGAATTTCGAGCTATTTCAAGAAACCAGGTATCTTGGATCTATCAAAATTGTACCGGAAGATCTCAATGGTTTTGAATGGAAATCTGATGACGTAGACGAATCTTTACTTCGGTCAATAGGTGGTTTGATAGAGGATCATTATGCTTAAAATGGATTCAATTGAATTTTGGGCTTCCTTCGGTAATCGTGATAGTAGAGTTGAGCTCTCTATTCCTGGTGGTACCGGCAGTGAATTATACCATATCTATGTTGACAGGTTTGTCTACGGCCAGATAATTAAAAGGAAGAGCGGGTGGGATGTATGTCTCAACCATTCCGCTAATGAAAAACTGACCTATGAGGATCAAATGGTGCTGATTGAGATCGTTGAGCAGCATCAGGCCGAAATTAATAGTATGAACGGTAGTTCTCCTCCTGAATCACTGTCGTTCATGTAGCCTTAATAATTACCCACAAACCCCCAGCTGTACGGGCTGAGGGCGGTGGGGTTCTTCCAATTAACCGTTGCTATGCGGTATCTTTAATTATTTTATGTTCGCTAATCTCTCTAAAATCAAGTTTAGTCTATTAGCGAGGCGTTTTTGTCTCTCGATTTCTTCATCCAATGCTTTTACTTTTTCATAGAGGACTTGTCTTAAATCCTCTCTCTCCTGTTCACTTATTTTTATATTCATAATGGTAGATCAACGATGTTGCTAATTTATCTGATGGGAATGTCTGTTATTTACGGGAAGCCTTTTTATTTGTCAGTTTTATCTTTATGCCAGGCCACACCCTCAGTAAATCCTTCCTCAAATGCAATAGATTCCGGCCATATGTAGTCATTTTGTTGTGATCTAATCCTTATCTCGTCGTCGCTGATTACTATTTTCTCATGTTCTACTTCTCTATCTGGATCAATTTCATACAATGTAAATGAGCATACACCGACATTCGATAAACTCCAATCTTGTTTCATGCCGGTATACCAGCTTACAATAATCGGTTTGCATCTAGGAAACTCCTTGTTTATTTCTCCGATTCGATATAGTATCATCTTTTTGGTAGTTTCTAAATTGGCCCATATAACCCGATCCTGACTTTTTAAAAATTGATATACCGCTTCCTGCAATTTATTTTTGCAAACGTAGTTGTGAATTATTAAAGAAAAATACTTCATTATGCTTTTATATTAGTTTTAATTTGTTGACTATTTCATCCGGACATCTGAGCTGATCAGGAGCACCCTCGACTTCGCCCAGGATAATGCAGTTGATGTCTCTGCTCTTTTTATACCATTCATAAAGAATTTCATCTTTGACCTGGTAGTATAAATGTGATGGATGCTTTTCCATCAGTGATAAGGTTTTAGAAGTTCCTCATTATAAACCGTCTGCTGCCTATCTTCAAGATTTTCCAGAGCAGACTCGCATCTATACCTTAACATGCTAAAGATCTTGAACAGTTCATCGTCGGATAGATCCTGTGTCTCTTGATTGATATAATTAGCTATTACGTTAGTTTTTTCTTCCAAAGTTGAAGGTGTAGGTCTGGTCCATACCAGATGACTACTCTCAAACACATAAATGGTCACATTCTCTAAGTCTTTCAATGCAATAACAAGTCCCCAACGGTCTCCATCTTCGGTGTATCCGATCACATTCCCGGCTTGTTTTGCAAAGGGGTGGTCACCAACGATCATACAAGGGGATCCATCAACACCCGATTGTTGAACCATACGGAAACCGGAGTGGATATACGGTTGTTTTTTCTTTTTTCTCCTGGGATACAGATATGTTCCCATTAGTATTATGATGCATGCTGCAACGACTGCAAATTCGAACTGAAATCTTTCCATTTTTAAGCGTTTAATTGTTCTGTTAAAGGATTTATTATTTTTTCATTTATAAATTGTTCCATCTTATCGGCAGGGATCGTTTGGATCTGATCCAAATGATCATACTTAATATCATAAGAGATAACCCTAAACCGATCGCCAGCACCAGATGACCACAGTCCATCAATAGTGAATTGGAAAAGTAAACCACCTTTCTCAGTGGCCCATCTTGAATTTAATGCCGGATTGATCATAGCGGGAATTCTGGTTGCTGGTTATCAATATTCAATTCAGGAGGGGTATCCAGTTCCGGAGGATTGATACCGTCTGGGATAGAGTCAAGGGTTTGTATGTATAACAGCTCCTTCGCTATTTTAGCACCTCCGGTATTTGTCCAGCTATTCGTTTTTGCATCATAATATGATGACTCAACCTTCTCAATGATTTTACCCTTCTTATCAAGCAATTCTTTGGGATTAAGTATGTATCCATTCAGTCTGCAGAAGGCCTGTAAGCGAGTAAGGAATGACTGAGGTGTCCACTTACCTGGTACATTGAATGTGAAATCTTTGAATGCTACATCCCTAATAATTTTTTTATCCAGGTTATTGCCGATTTCGGAGAAAAATGCATTTGCCCAGTCCTGGAAGTTCTGACCCATCGCATTGGTAAGGTTCCTTTTATTTACATTACCCATTGCAGGATTAATCTTTTCAGTCGCGCTCAGGTAAAACCGTAGGCAGTAAGCAGCTGTATTATAAAAGTTATTCCATTCAATAGGATTAAAATCAGTAAACATACTTTTTCCAAATTCTGTCTTAGGATCCCTACTTTCTTTATAGTCAGTAGTTTCACCGGCATTGTGATAGTAATCAGAGAATGAGTTATATATCATACGTCTCTCTGTAGATGGCCCCAGGTTCTTCGGAGTATAATTACTGGTGAAGGAGAATTTACCAGCTTTCTCAAAAGGTATCGTAAATGGTCGTTTACCTTTTGGGTTGACTTTGATATCACCAGTTACATCAGTATAAAACACATCCAGTCTCAGGTACTCATGCGCATCGTCTATAAATACGTACCGGTGGTGTTCGGTCAATCCATCATACTTGTGCGGATCATCAGTCAGTTTTGGATTACGACCACTCAACATGAAGTTTCTCTTAAGTAATGCTCTCATGGCCATGTCATAGATAATCGACTTTCCAGATCCACCGTGCGACTGCCCATCTTCCGAAAACTTCCCGTCCATAGCAAAAACAAACCAAGGCTTTGAGCGATCTTTATACCGGTGCATCAGATATCCAATTGTGAAGATCTTATTTACCAGGTGGCGCTTTTGCTCTTCAATTTCTTCTGCAGTACATAGCGGACCGGCTATGTCAAACTTGTGTTCAACCAGGTACTGATCCCTTTCAACTGGCGTCATATCAGAAGTTGGCAAACGCTCTTCTAATTCTGCTCTCCAGTGAACTCGACTCGTTTGGATAAGGAACTTTAGGAATAAGCAGTCTTGGTTATTGATATGAATATCATAAGTTCCTAAGTCATCTTTCGTGATCACGAATGGATCCACTTCCGGCTTTTCGTATCGATGCTGATAAACTTCATCTTCCCATATAAACCGATCAATTGCACCAGGCTTATGCTCGGTAATACCCTTTGCGGTAATTTCGAGTGTTTTATTTAAGAAAAACATGAACTGAGTATCCTTATCGAAGTCTGAAAAATCAATATCAATCTTGTCCAGGTTAGTCAAGCTGCTATCGTTAAGCTGAGCGCTCCGGTAGATTGCATTCCGGAGATCTTTATCCAGGTACCGGTTACGCATAAAGTTTTTAATATATTCTTTGATATCCACTGCAGAGGAAAATTTTACAGTATTTCCTTCTACCCGGATGAACTCAAAATCGGTATCCTTATCGCCTATAGGTAACCGGTAAAATCCATTTTTCTGCAGGAAGTTGTAACCCTGCTCATTGTCGAATACATAATCATGACCCTGAAATTCTCCGGATCTGTTGTAATTTGCTTTCCTTTCCCAAAAACGATAAGGCATGGCAGTGGAAACGAGCAAGCGAAAATCTTTGACCTTATAATGATTAAAATAATCCCTCACGTCCTTACATGGGTTGCCCCGTTGATCCCGGAGCTTGAGAAGTTCCCTGGGTAATTCAATATTGAAAATATCCAAATATGTCATAGCCAGGTGATGCGCCTGTTTTAAGCCGGTATTATCAATATCAAACAACTGAAAAAAGATTTCGACCATGGTAGATATTTTATCATACTGATATTGCTGCAGTTTTGCTGACTCACTATTAAGCCATATTACATGATGGCCACACAGTGCGAGGTTAATTGCATCAGATGCTCCGGTAGCCAGGATGACATCTTTAAGTTTATAGTTTAGCTTTTTCTTTTTGCCCTTTTTTCCATCTTCATCCTGACCTTCCCGGTCCTGTTCATCAATGATGGCCATGTTATCCTGATATGCTTTGATCAGCTGCTCCAGGCCGTGAATAAAATCTTTAGGTTTTTTGCCTTCACCTGGTGCATACATGAATCTTTTAGATTTATCAGCATGCTTAGGCTGGTAAACTTTCTTGTGTGTTCCTTCATCGATCAGGAAGATTGGATACTGATCAGTGGAAGAGAAGGTCATCACTTTTCTATCTTTGACGATAGAATAACTTGTTACTGGGTGCCACCGGTAGTATTTGAACTTACTGGCGATTTCTGAATATGCTGCCGTCTTTTTATCCTTATTGAACCATCCTTTATACTGCAGGATCTCTTTACTAATAATGGTTTCAATTTCAAAATCAGTAAAACCAGTCCTGGTGCTAAGGTCGAATGACCAGGTTAATTCCTGATCATCTGCAGCTGCAGGTTTTTCAGAGTAAGCTGCTTTGATCAGCGTTGCTTTGTGATCTGCACCGGCTACATTATATTTTATGGCCAGTTCGTTCAGGGCCTCAACATATGTACACTTGTTTTCAAGTGCGTAACACATGATCCCGTTTCGGTTTTCCTGATCATTCCCGAAATCAATCACCAGGTAAACGCCCTCAGTGGTTCTGTTCAATTTTGCGGAAGCGGATTTTTCATCGCGCGTTTTGAACTTTCGGTTGGGATCTGATACAGATTTAGCAGCTTCCGGATAAAGGCTTAAAATGATTTCAAGTCCTCCGTTGGTTGCGTCAAGAATGTCTTTTGCTTCTATATATGGCATTGTTTGGTTGTAGAGAGTTTTAGATGGAGGCTAATTTTCAAGATCAACAGGATATATCCTGGTGATTTCAGTAATAAAGGTTTTGACTTCTGTTAGATGATTCAAAAATCGTATTCCTTCATCGCAAGCTTTGTAATCCATCGTTTGTTCATCATACCATTCTTTATCAATGATCCAGTTATCCATTATTACCCCGGCTTCACATTTCAATTTGGCTAGTTGGGCATTTAATTTACTTATGCCTTTTACAAGTCGAGCCATCAATTATTTAGATTGAGTTTTAGACCTTAAGCTGTATTCAAATGCTGGTTCAGCTAGTTTTGACAAGACCTTACCTGCAGCTATTGCCACTAGAAATATGAATAAGCCTTTGAGAATGAAACTGAACAGTGACATTGAGGCATCTTTTTTGTTGTTTATTTTTTGAAGTTGTTTCATTTGATTTAGAATTAAACCCCTGCACGGCCAGGTGCAGGAGTAATTGGTACTAGGGGTTAATAAAGAGCGAGCTTCAATTCAAGTAGGGAGGAAGCACCCGTATGTTTTTCCCGACAACGGTATCGGGAGAGTCGCCAAACTTCTTCTTGAACTGCTAACCGTTGATTTCTTCAAATAACTGATGGGTGCTCATACCTTGTAGGTATTCTTCCACCAGCATAGCGTGTATTTCTTTATTTGTCTCTTCAATGTGCTGTACTTCTTGAAGGAAATTGTTTCTCTTTAAATAGGATGTTTCTGATTCTATTCTCAAAAGCAGCTGTTTTCTTTTCAATTCATTTTGGTTCGATTGGAGGATCATTTCCTCTACAATAAATATGTCTATCATATTAATCCTATTTGAAGCGCAATTCTCACTAGCGCTGGTTTACGATTTGTATTAGTTTTATTTGAAATAATATCTTTATGATATCTGAGGGCACTTGGTGACATGTATAACTCATCACATATCTCTTTATCAAGATGACCAAGTGCAATTCGCTTAAGTACCCTGCCATTTTTAACTGTCAAATTATAGGGAAGCTTACATAAGATCCCTTCATGTTCACAGGTCTCTCTAAATTCACATGGCACATATTCCCTTTCACCAAGCGTATAGTGATCAATCATATCAGGATTATTATCAAATCCTGAATAATTGCAGTCGTAGTATTTCATGACACGCTGCTCTTCCTGGTCCAAGCCTAGTAGATCGAGGCATTTTGAGATTGATTTATTACGAGTAATTTCTTGATGAATTAGATTATAGAAAGGCTTATAGAGTGTTTGAGCTATTTCAACTGTTCCACTCGACAAGTGATGTATGTTATTTGAACTTCCAAAGAACTCACTATTGTTATCTACTAATCCGGCTGGGATGTTATTTGAGAAATCCATTATAAAGCGTTAGCACGATTTATCATTTCCTCTACCTCAGCTGCATTGGATTCTCCAAGCTTTATAGCTTCTTCGATTACACTCTTATTGAAGCGCTCTGGCTTAAATAAAATTTGTCTAACTGTATTTGCTTTTAGACCAGTTTTTTCGGCAATCATTTGTATTGCATTTTGAGGCAAAGCCTTCCTTATTTTTTCGAGTGTTTCCTTACTGACTTTTGGCATTTTTATGCGGTTTTTAGTGTCAACTATTTGTTATTAATTTGTTACTGATTTGACACTGCAAATATTTACTTAAAAATCGGTAAAACAAAGTGTATCGGTAATAATTTACCGATTGTCGGGTAAATTATGTACTAACTAATTGATTTTCAAATGAAAAAAATTTCTTCTTTTTGCGTAATGAAAGATTTAATCGGTAAAATTCTGGAAGAATTGTTGCAAAAGGAGGGAGCTCCCTCTAAAGAAGACTTTTCTGGAATGCTTGGTATATCGGTTAAAACGCTTTATAACGTAACCAAAAGTAAAAGCTATCTTGATTTTGATCAGGTAGTTACAGCATCTAAAATACTCAACTTTAATATCCCTGAAGAGTATTACCGAAGAGTCGGTAAAAACGAGATCAATTTTTTATCTGAGAACACGGCTCCATCGGTAAATCATGGTGAGATATCGGTAACATTGACACTAACAGCATCAATATCTTCCTATATAAATTTCCCTGACTTGCTTGTGAAAGTGAGTAAAGAGGCGAATGAAGTGGGATTCAAAATAATATGATTATTTAATTACGTTTCAACCTGGCTTTAACATGAATTTATAGAAAACTGGCAATCAAATAGATAGCGCGACCGAAAAACCCCCGGCACCGGGTACAATTTGGAATGTAAAAACCTTGTAAATTAAACACTTACAAGGTTTTTTTTTGATCTACATACATTATTACATACAGTTTTTGACCAAATAGACTACATTAATGGGTTCCACCAGAATTGACGATCTTCGTTATCAATTGAAACGCGAAAAGGCACATATAAAGTCAGTGCGCCGGAGGTTAAAATTTGTACAGTTGAACAAAAGCCGGTTTCAATATCAGAAATATCTTATGAAAAAAGATAGGAAGCTACTTAAGAACATCGGGGAATCTTTTTTTAAAGACCTGCAACCTTTTCTTGAGCCCGGGACTGGAGATCTCAAAGTTATAATACCTGATGACTTTAGTTTTGTCACAGGTTATAACACAGCGATTCGAACAATAAAACAATTTGCCACTAGTTTGTATGAGTTTCCTGGACAGGAAATTACTTTGGACTTTAGTTCATGTAAAAAAGCCGACTCGGCTGCTCTGTTTGTAATGCAGATTGTCAGGCTTGAAATAGAAGAAAGGCTAATCGTTCTGCAGGGGCGGATCAAGACTATTTCAGTCCTACCTAGGCTAGATGTATTGCCTCCAAAAGATAGAGATGTATCAAGATTGCTAATCGTATCAGGATTTCCAAACAAAAAACCTATCGCTGATACTGAAGGTGAGTCTACACTGGAACCAATTAATGCTATGGGATATTATAAGGGTACAAAGTCTCAAAAGCATTATTTAGAAAATAAAAAAAGTGTATATTCTACAAAAGTCGTAACTTACTTAGACTCTTGCTTGGGTCATCACGAATACATGTTAACTGATGATGAAAAGCAAGATATCGACGGCATTATAGGTGAGGTTTTAAATAATGCAGAAGATCATAGTGGGAAAAATAACTGGTTTATGACCGCTAACTTTTCCAAAGAATTATTCGATACAGGTGATGAGGAAGTTGGGGAATTAAATTTGACAATTATGAATTTCGGAAACACGATATATGAAGCATTTGTAAATACCAAAAATGACAATATGAAAACCTATACTGACGTTTGCGGTTATGTTGAAGACATTCATTCGACTGAAGCGGGCCGACGGTTTTCAGAGGAAGGACTAATGGTGTTAGCTACGATGCAAGATCAGATTAGTCGATTGAAGTTTGCTGAGCCGAGTAGAGGAACTGGTACTATGCGATTTATTAATTCATTCCTCAAACTAGGTGATTTTGAAAATAAAGAAAAAAATTTCGTTCCAAACCTGTCAATTTTTTCAGGAAAGGTTCATTTAAAATGTGACAACATTTACAAACCTTTTCCAAAAGAAACGGTTTATTGTTTATCTTTGAACGCTGAGCAGGATCTAAAGCAGCCACCGGCCGAGTCGCATTTAATGAAACTTGGTGAGAAATTTCCCGGAACGTTACTTAGCGTTAAGATCTATATTAACAAAGCTCATTATGATAAAAAATATGGAGGACCTGCAAATGGCAATATTTAACCTCAGGAGCTATCGCCCGCCGAATAGTTTCGCCTTCATTGGTAGGGAGCAAGGGCAGCATGCACGTAAGACTCTGGATTTAGATAGGCTCGATACGTCTGAAGAAATAGTAGAATTAATAGTTCCAAACGACACTACCTCGTTCAATCCGTCATTTTTTCTTGGATTACTTTATAATAGCATATCTAAGTTGGGGATCGATAAATTTAGAAAGAAGTATAATTTTGTATTTGAAACTGATAACATTTCTTTACAAAAAGTCCTGCGTATGAATATTGAGGATGGCATTCGTAATGCTAATAACTCTTTAAATAGCAGATCTGGACTAAGTGTCTTCAAATGATAATCGCGATTATATCAAATAATATTTTAGTTATTGGTCCTGCTATTAAGCAGGATCTTTTTTTTCAATATTTTTTGCCACTTGTAGGTCCCACTATAGTTATCGCGACTTTTTGGATGAACTATAAAAAAGATAAGAAAAATAAAAGGAAAGAGGCTAAGCGAGCGTGGTACTTCAAAGCTTATTTTGAACCGAGTATTAAGAAGGTTGAGATATTCTTTGATGATTCGGCAGCTCTTATGAGCGAGGCTATAGAAACATTTAATAAATCATATGAGGATGATGTTAATATGGAAGATCGAATTAGGATGGTGACATTAGCTTTAGCTAACTTAGCTTCAAAAAAGAGACGGTTCTTGATTGAAGTTGTGGATGTTTTGAAAATATCTTATAAAGATGAGGCGTTGATGATAGAGGAATTATTAAATGAATTCGAAGACGCTGGTACCACAGTCTTCGGTAAACTTGACATCGCTATTGAGAGCGATCGGTTTTTTATTTACCTTTCTGAGATTACAACTCTAAAAGCATTACTTATTAAAAACTTATCAAGGCCCGCATTATTACTTAAAAAATCAAGAAAACTATATTCTGAAGATTCATATGCGGATGATAAAAATATTATGGTTTAAAATATTTACTTCCTTTGACCCCCGGGCGAGTAAAAGTTAACTTAGAACGTTTAAGTAACCACCATCTAATTTGATAATAGGGGATATCCTTATTTAACCTTACCATATTGATCCCGGACCGGGTGAAGTAGTTCTTCTTTGAACCGTCGATCTATCTGATCCCTTGATCATACTCAATTCTGGCTTTATTTCTTTGTAGGTGTGAACCTTGTATTCCTTCATGTGATGCATATTTAGTAAATAAGTATAAAAAATAAAAATCATAAATCTACCTGATCAGGTGTTTTTTATCGGAAAATTATTATCTTCTTTAGTGTCCATTAATGGAGGACACCAATCACAAGCTTAGAAGAGATGATGATCTAATAAAACGGATCGGTGAGAACGTGCGTAAATTCCGTAAGAAAAAACGATTAACCATTGTTCAGCTTCATTATCAATCTGGGATCGGCACCACTTCGTTACACAACATTGAACACGGTCTTATTAATTCTTCCGTATCTACAATAAAAGTACTTTGCGAAATACTGGACGTTACGCCTAATGATTTGTTTGGCTATTACTGATATCCATTTCATACCGACATATAATTATTTTGCCCATTTTTTTCCGAGAATAACTTAATGTAAGGTTAGTGGAGTTCAATGTAATGTTAATTCATATTCCCACTTTAAAGACAATACACATGCTACATAACAATTTGAATATGACATTTGGACTATTCGTGATAATATAATTGAATGTATATTTGTAAATGTATTTGTAAATGTATTTGTAAATTTAAATGTAATTATGTTTGTTAATTACAAACATAATAGTACTTTAGCTGTTGTGTTGTACAATACAACAAAGTATGGGTGTTACCGATTATATGTCGAAAGACATATTTTTTATACCCCAAAATGTTGTTAAAAAAAAACACTACTTTTGCGCTCCCTTAAAAAAACAAACACTCGGACATGATTATGTTGACATCATTAGAAAATAAAGACGATATATCAAAAAGGGTCGAGGATATCTTGACTATTTTAAGATGTGAAGTAGACCATACTAGTGATCTGCATTCTATTGGTGTTAATACTAAATTGTCTGCAACTCTTTATGGGCTAATAACTAATCCTATTCGAGGCCTAGTTGATACACACAGGAGTTCCTACCATAACTTAAAAAAGCTAGTAAGCCAACTTACAATAGCTTTTTTCTATACTAAAAGTGATTTAATTCTCAAGGCATTTCAACAAGAACAGCAAAATCAGCTAATCTACTTTATCGTGCTTAAAAATGATACTCCTGACAATAGAGATGTTTTCTTTGAGTTTCTTTATCTCTATGATGAATTAGGTATTCAAGATAACTTACCTGTAATGATAAAGTTCTTACCAGAAAGAGTAATGGACAAAGCTAATCTCAAGGATGAAGTTATCTTAAATTAATGGAGGCTCATATTAATCAAGCGTTACATAACGAGAAGTTTGTTGAAGAATGTTGTATAAATTACCCAGATACCTATTTTGATTGGAAAGTTACAGCAACATTTTATATAGCCTTACACTTATTTAGGGCATTTTGTGAGAAAAGAGGGGTTTATCCTGGTGCTACTCATTATGATATTGCTTGTAATTTTGATCCCAAAAGATGCAATAATAAGCCATTAACTCAAATGCCAAAATTTGTTTGGGAATGTTACAGCAAGTTACAAAAATACTCAGAACATGCTAGATATGAAGTTTTCTTAGATCCTGAAGTGGAAAACGAAATTCAACGTGATAACTATTTGCATTGTGTTATTCTCCTTAAATCTTTAAAAGAGTACTTTCATAAGGAGGGAGTGCCTTGTATTAGCGATAAAGCTGCTTAACTTATTTTCAACGAATATTTACCACCGATTTAATTAATTCAATTGTTTCGCTGGTACACAGATCGGTAGGCGTTCTTCTAACAATCAGCCAGTCCTGAGCATTAGCTACATTATTTTTATCCATAAGAAGCTGGCCTGCTTTATTCTAGATGTTCCGCTCATCATCGATCCATCCAGTTTTATGAGAAGTTGCCCTGAGCTTCTTTTTAGGGTTAAAAATACCCAGTACTGCCTCATGATCAGGAGAATAGAAATCACCGATAAGGACATACTCCTTATGCAGGCAATATTTGTAATAGGCTTATAAATATCGACTGATTTCATTTTAACTTTTATATTTGACACTTAACTAATATTAAGCTAATGGATGAAATACAATTCAAATTCGGTGATGTGGTAAACCATAAATTCATCGGTACACATAAGGAGCTATTGGTAGTTTTTTGTGAAGGAAATAAAGTTGTCACAAGGTACTTTAGAGATGAACAATTTTATACTAATGAGTTTTTTACTAATGAATTGGAGCACTATGTAGAACAATCTAACAATTTAGAGTTCGTTGGCGGATTTGCCTGAAATAGTTTCCTTCGTTTATTAGAAGATATGAAATCACTAAGTATTAATAAGGCAGGTAATCGATTTCGAGTATTTTAATACTTAGTGATTTCATCTTTTAATTTTATTTTAACAGCTTATTTAAAATTCATAACAGACTCATGACTGAAATGATATATGTGTACATTGCGGCAGCAGCAACACTTTCTCCTTGAAAAGATCCTACTTTATAAAAGAGATAATTGTATGTTCAATCACAATGAGCATTTCATTACACTTCTGGATCTATCGGTAGTTACCCATGCAGCTTTTACCGAATCTAGCTGCATAATTTTTTCTCTGAAATCTTCTGGTAACATATTGTAGGCGTTTTTCATACTGCAGGTTCTTTAATGGTTAATTCTTCCTCTGTTAGGGAGTATGTTAAATTTTGCAACTGATGCACGAACTTAATATAGGTCATACAATTTCCTTCAAAATAAACCCCATGCTCACCGTCATCACCCAAACGTATTTCATATCCATATCCAGGTAGTTCATACCTTGGACTATCACGGTCGCTGTAGTGCGCTGTGGTTAGGCCAAACTTCAACAACCATTCTTCGGTTAAGGGGATAGCGTAACTTCCAACCTCAAGTTCTGAATGTTTAATTACATGTGGATAGTATGCTGCAAACTCACTGTAGCTATATTTTTTTCCTGTACTGATCTCATTTATACCTATCTCCTTAACCTCTTGGATTCCACTATTAACGGCAAGATAATTACCTAATCTTAGTTCGCTTGCTTTCATGATATTTGTGAATTATAGTAAAGACCTCCTTCTGAAGTTAAATGTTCGATAGCCTTTTTGACATCGTTAAAAGGAATTGAACTGCTGTTCAGCAGCGCATCGATCTCAGATAAGCTCATGCCCAATACACCAGCCAAAGTAGTGTACATCGGAATACCTAAGTTCATGAACTGAGCGATATCAGTTTTAAAAGCAGACCCTTGTATTTTCATCGTCAGAAAAACGTATTTTAAGTTGTCACAGTGTTCCCGGTTGTATCTGCCCACTCGGAAAATGCTATTCAGCATATACATTTCATCATTTGACAATTCCGGCTTATCGCTCAATATTATCGTTACTTTATATGGGTCAATAAAAGAAATAGCTTCCACAAAGTAAAAGCAAGGATGTCGCTCCAATGCATTATCGATCATTTTTTGATCCACATCAGTTAACATTTCATTTGGCTTAATCTGGAAATACATATCCCTTATTTCATTCTCGCCATATTCTACTTTTACCTGTGCCATACTAACTTATTTGATTAAGACCTTGTTCGACATAGTCACAGACTGTTTGATTGAATTCATCACTTCCGAATGCTTCAATATCAGATTTAACTACAATTTTCTCTTTAATACCATGCAAATAAATATACAGGAATACTACATCCAAAGTTTCAGGAATATAACACCTGTAAGTGCCAATTGTGCTATCATCAAAAATAAAATCAGCGATACTTTATGGTCTGGTATCAGAAATTTGGATTACAAATCTATTTGCTTCAGAAACATTATCATCAGAATACTGGTCATTTAATACACTTATAAGATCTTGTTGGTTATGCTTATTCACTTCCATACTCAAATATAATTATTTAGGTTCAACAATATTCCACACCTTTTCTTGAGCTACCATTGCTCCGGAATTTTTTATTTATAGTATATTGTCCTAAATTACTCTCTCATGGATATCAACAATTTCGGACCATATGACGCTGCTGTATGGGGCAACGTTTCTAGCTACCTCACACTTGCTGTTACATCTATTTCACTATATTTAATTTGGAGGACGTTACGCGCTCAATTTAATGCCGGTAAAGACACCAAAACTATGGCAGATATCGAGCGTGAGAGACATAAAATGGAAATTAGACCTTTTTTTATAACATCAATGAATGGATCTCCTCAATATATCCCCAATGAAGAGGCTCCAAAGTCCCTACGTTTGTCACTTCTTTTTAAAAATGGATCAAATTACAAAGCAAAAAATGTATCCATGGAAATATCTAATCAGGGTTGGTCTAAACAGCATGGAACTGGCGAGCTGGTTAATGAAGTATTGCCAGGAAGAACAACCTCTGTTCAGCTAGAAGGTCCGCTTAATATTTCCGATACTAAAGGACATTTCAAAGCTTTTCTTGAAATACAAGTCATCATTAATTTTACTGATGCATCCAACAATCCATGTCAGCATACAGCCAGTATACACCTCAATTTTGGCACTTTCACGATTTTTGACAGAGAAACACAGAACATTGATTAATTAAATCATTACCAGCGTTGTTTATTACGATAACCCTGCATGCGCTTATTCCCGCCTTTATTTCTTTGATCATCAAAACACATTGGTTATCAACAAGATTTTGAGTAACTTATATCAACCTAAATCTTGAAATTATGAAAAAGTCACTTTTATTACTATTGATGCTAGTAGGCATGCTAACCATGTACAGCTTTACAACAGCAGGAGATGGTAAATGGATAAAAAATAAACAAAGTCATCTTGTAACTGGTCGGGTAACAGCATGTGATGGTGGAGCTGAAATTCCAGGAGCTACTGTAATTATTTATGGGACAACGGTAGGTACAACAACTGATTCAGGTGGATATTTTTCAATTATTGTACCGAATAATGCTAGTCTAATATTCAGTTTTATAGGCATGAGGTCTGTCCTTGTTTCTGTCGGTAATCTAACCCAAATAAATGTCTGCCTCCAAGACGAATTTGAATGATTAACAAGTTTAAGAATGGGTCGGATTTCACTACTGTCCCATTCTTTGCACGATAAACCAGACCATTGTATTATTTATAAATACCTCCTATTTCAGTTATAAATGGTTCCTGTTGTAACTTCCCATCCTGATCAACATGATGCGGTCTGTGACCATCGGCGCACGAAATATGGCATCTAACCTTATCAACTCCATATTCGAATACTGTTTTAAATCCGAACCACTGACATATCCTTTTGGCCTGCCCGTGTATATCTATCTTTTTCATTTCCTTTGGGAAGAAGCCGACTTTTCGAAGCGTATAGAAATCAAAGAACTCCTCTAAGAAGTTTTTCAATATTCTGTCTCGCTCTATGGCTTCAAGCTGTATTTGCTGTTTGCTCATATCCGGATATTACGCTTCACTTTGTCCACCATAATGCTATCCAGGCCTCCCCAGTCTTTACAGTGAGGGACGATCCTTTTTAAGTGAACAATCTTTGCATTTTTTTCGTCTGCTGTCATCAGGATATTACCCCTAACCGCTTTCATTTCAAACTTGATACATTTTTCAAGATTAAAATCTTTGTCCGTTGAAAGATCTCTCTTCTCTATTGGATTAGTAACCACAAATCCGTTCTTTTTTACCTGGTCCATCTGTGTATAGTTAGTTAAATTTAATTGGTGTAATCGGCCATGCACCTAACTTGTTTTTAAGTTCATTAAGCATATCAAGGGTGTCATCCTGGCTTAGATATTCGTCTGTATCTTCAAAGCCATGCACTTTAGCAATATCATCGAGATTGCATTGTAAATAACCTGTTGAACGATCCTCATAATACCTCATTAAGATTCCATTACAATAGCCGATCAGTATGTTATGATCATCAGTAATGCTGATTACCTGGGCCCCTGTTGTTGCGCCTGTTTTGTCGAAAAAACCAAAGTAGTACCCAAATGGGGTTGGGGTAATGGCATTTTCATCCGTGTCATACGCAATACAGTTAATCGACATTAGCAGATCAATGGCTTGAGCAGCCGTCAAGTTGTGCTTGATCGATAGCGCAATTACCCCATTCCTATGCTTGCCGTTCGGCCCTATGCTGTTGTCTTTTTTTTCCAT